GTGCGGGCGCTGAGTACATATTCAGCACCAACTGATCACAAAGAGCATAACATAAGGTTTCGCGATCAAATGGATCACCACATCCTTGACATAGGGAGTGGTAGTGATGATATCCATACATTGAGAGATACAGATGATGCCGATCTTAACAGTTTCTTTTGTAGACCGCTCAAAGTTAAGGACTTTAAGTGGGGAACTGGCACTACGCTTTTTGAAGAATTCAATCCTTGGGAACTATACTTCCAGAATCCTCGCGTGATTAACCGTATTGCAAACTTCAAGTTATTGCGTGCCAAGCTCCATGTGAAATTTGTGATAAATGGTAATGGGTTTCATTATGGTCGAGCCCTAGTGTCTTATTTACCTTTGCACACTTTCCAAGATTTCTTGACATCTGGTCTTATCCAACAGGATGCGGTGATAGAGAGCCAACGTCCACATATATTTTTGGATCCAACGACATCGACAGGGGGTGAATTTATTTTGCCTTTCTTCTTTCCCAAGTCCTACATGGATATTCCAGCTCAGGATTGGCAAGATATGGGAGTTCTTACCGTTCGCACCCTAAATGCTCTGCGCCATGCAAATGGAGCAGATGATGTGAGCAACATATCCGTGTTCGTATGGGCAGAAGATGTACAGTTGAGTGGTTTGACGAATGTGGAACCTGGTGCTATCTCACCACAAAGTGGTAGTGAAATTGACCAAGCTAACATTAAAGGAATGGTTTCCGGTCCAGCATCTGCCGTGGCTGAAGCTGCAGGAAAGTTGAATAATGTTCCTGGTATTGGTAAATACGCTAAGGCTACACAGCTAGGCGCTAGTACACTAGCGGCAGTTGCCAAGGCGTTTGGGTATTCCAAACCACCACTTACGGTAGCTCCAACACCATTTAAATCTACTCCAGTTTCTAGTTTAGCGACTGTCACTACGCCCGATGGATCACAAAAGTTGACCATGGATGACAAACAGGAGCTTACTATTGATCCCACAACTGTAGGTTTATCCAATGTTGACGAAATGGCTATTGTGGAGATTGCTAAGCGTGAGTCATATCTGACCACATTTTCGTGGGATATTGGCACCCCAACAGAGACCATGTTGTGGAATGCTATTGTCACCCCTGCTCAGTTTCGTACCGTACCTGGTCCTCCCACAAATTATGTGTTGCCTGCGTGTTGCTATGCTGTACTACCATTCAAATTTTGGACTGGTTCCATGAAGTTTAGGTTCCAGATTGTTGCGTCTACTTTTCACAAGGGTAGAATTCGTATAGCTTATGATCCCACAGGTACGTTAGGATCAGAGTACAACACAATGTATTCTGAGATTGTTGATATTGCTGACACGCAAGATTTCACTATAACCGTGACCAATAATCAAGCCCATGACTTGCTTACTTATAATTCACCTTGTGCTCAACTTGAATCTAATGTCCATGGTTTCGGGCCGATTATCGCTCCTAATCAAGGTAATGGTACAATCCAAGTGTATGTTGTCAATGAATTGACCACACCAAACTCAACGACTGATGCTAATATTGAAGTCAACGTGTTCGTGTCGATGGGTGATGATTTTGAGGTTTTCGTACCCACAAATAATATTGCACCATTTCACTTTTTACCTCAATCAGGTTTGGAGACAGTGCCTGAATCCCAAGAGACTGAGGAACCATCAGCACCTTTCCAGTCTAATTTTGACCATGTTGGCATGACAGGCGATAGTTCAGACCGTTTGACTAGCGTTTATGTTGGTGAATCTGTGAAGTCGTTTAGGCAACTAGCTAAGCGGTTTAATCTTTGGCGTGCGGTACCTATAGCGCATAGCACCGGTTCCGGTAGTTCTGTCATGGATTTAGTTCATCC